CAAGTGCGTGCACTTTGCGTCTTACCTGTTGTGCTTTCTGTGTCCGTAGCATTATCAGGCGTTTCTGTAGATATCGCCCAAGCTTTAGCAAGATTGGCTGAAGCAGAAGCTTGTTTCTGCTTATTAGTGACATCTTCCTGCATACTCTGTACATGAGACTCAATCTTCTTATTCCGTTGCACAAATCCATCCTGCACGGATTCCATATAGTGCTTTGTTACAGCATCCTGAGCTTCTGTCGGGTCAGCTACATTTATAATCCTATGTCCTAAAGCATTGAAATTTTCCCCATCAGGATACGTAGAGATACTATTGAGCATAATATAGTCCTGTGTTTCTTCAATCAGGTGTAGTTGTTGCAGAGATTCTAGTGTCATTTGAGAAGCCTTGATGAAAGCTCCATCAGCCCACTGAATAATCCGAGAGGATTCTGTTTGCCTGTGTATCCAGATTTCAGCTCCTTTTTCCGGAACTTCTGTCAGGATTACCTTCCTATCCACTACAGAATAATCTGTAGGGTAAGACAAAGAAGTCCCACCTACAGCTACTTTTATATACTCTGGATTTAGATAGTCGAAACCAAAGTAATACTCTTTTGTCGTGCCATCCCCTGTAAGGGTTACAGAAGCCTTTAGTTCTGCTTCATTTCCAGATTTATTCATAGTAATTTACCACCTTCCATTCATATTAACGAGATTATTATGTTGTTTCTTTTTGGATTTTTCCTGTTTCTTCTTTGTCTCTTTTTCCTGTGCTTCTGTCTGGACACCTACCATGTTCATTAATTGTACCACCGGATTTCTTACAGGTTTTGTTTCAGGACGTTTCTGGAATTGTTCTTCTACTGCTTGACCTTTATGCATATCCAACAAACCAGACATAACTGCTTGTGTTCCTACGAATTTATCTATAGGAAACATTTGAGTCATTGTCTTAGCATCATCCTGATATATTTTATTGTCAACAACCAAATCATTAATAGCAGACCAAAGGCTACCTACTCCAGATGCTAACGAAGACACGGAGCTAATACTAGGTAGCTGATTAATATAGTCACCGATTCCAGTGGCTTTACCTTGACGATTTACTGTAGTACGTACTGTAGCAGAACCTGTCAATAATTCATAAACATCATTCCCATAGGAAAGACCTGCTAAGACAGAACTACGAGTTAAACCTGCTCGGAAGAAGTTATCTGGAGTCAGTGTTTCATCCAAATATTTCTGTCGTTCCTTTTCGTCTTTGTATTTATAGTTTGCATATACCTGTGTACGTAATGCCCAAATACCTGCACCTGCTATAGCAGAAGACAAAAGTTGTGTCATTACTTCTTTATCTGGTCGTTCTAAAGCTCTAGCTAAATGGGAGTCCAAAGCCATACGGGAGAAATTCTTAAATTGAAAAAGCATTGGCAATAGTGAACCACGTTTTGCAAAGTAGTTGTCATTGGATAACGTAGGTTGCAGAATAGCTCGCTGTACTGCCTGTTGTGAAAAGGCTCTCATAGAGACATAAGAAGCATAGTCTTCTTCCTGCATTTTTTGAATAGCCTTGAAAACAGCATCAGGGTCATCATGGTTTAAATTGCCAAAATGTTTCTGGACTAAAGATTTGAATTTGTCTACGTCCCGAATACCTGCTACTTTTAAATTTTCTTTACTGAATAGCTTACTAGTTTTACCTTGCACTGCCCAATCAATCAAATCAGACATAACATCTGCTTCTCCCATACTGATAGCTTTAGAAGTCCACGCTGAAAGTCTATTTATCATAGACGTAGCATCCGCTGCATAGTCCACAGCATCATTAGCACTTGCCATGAGTTTTGCTCTGAGCCCAACTCTATCCAACTGAGGTGTTGTTAGATTCATTGGATTCAAGAATGAATAGTGAGCATAGTCAGCAGAAATACGCAATTTATTCAATTCCTCTGGGGTCAAGGTAGAACTACGCATATACTGTAAAACTTTGTCTAACATAGGTATCATGTGTGTAATTGCACGTGAGCCTGTAACAGACATAAGCCCTACGTTTTCATTTATCTGGTTTAAGCCCATGTTCCAACCGTTCATACTGTAGGATAACTTTGTCATCAGTTTACCTAATTTACTCATAGGGTCACGAGAACGTTTGGTGCCATAGCGAACACCCATTAATTTAGACACAATATAATCAAACTCTTCCATAGCATCTTCTACATCTGAATGATTGATGAGCTTCTTATTTTCAGATGCTTGACGAAGTTCCCTGTAGATTTTGTCTCTATATTCATCAAAATACTTGCCTATATCTGTAACTCCTAAAGAACGCATAACAGCTTTAGCTGAACTTCTACCTGCAATACTGGTCATCGTTTTGAAAATATCAGTATCTCGCATACATTCATCAAATGACCATAGACCACTACCATCGGGCAATTCTTTGTCTGCCACAGCGGATGTATCCACAGGGAATCTACGCATGTATTGATTCAGTTTGTTCATATGATTTAAGTCATGCATATCTATTTTGGAATTAGACAAATTATGGTCAATGATACCATATGCCCAGTTATGAGCTTCTCTATCTATATAATCTTCCAGAGTTTCTGTTGCCAGAGCTTCTTCCTCTTCTTCACTTACTTTCTTTCCTGCTTTTAATTTAGAATCTAACTCAGCTTGTCGTTTAGCCAAGTCTTTCTTCCACATTTCTTCTATAGCTGTTCTATCTACATTCTTACGACCATACTCAGCCAACCATTCAACTGCATCATCTGTAGTATCAAAGTGGGTTAAGAAATCTGCTACTTTGTCTATATCTGCATTACGGTAAAACCCTGTGTCTGGAATAGCTTCATCCAAAAGACCTGCCTTACGAAGTAACCATTGTTCTTCTTTTCTAAACTCAGCTGCATAAGACACAGCTTGTTGTATTTCTTTTGGATACTCTGCAATGCTCAGACCCTTCTTGAATTTTGCATCATAGGCTGCTAAGAATTGCTTCCCAAATTTATCACGCACAGCTTGAGGAGTACCGGGGTGGGACTGAAAGTATGGAACATAGCAATCTGTATACATTTTCCCCAACCAATTCTTGAGGTCTTTCTGCATAATGTCTTTGCGTGTAGACACGTCCATAGACATACCTTCTGGTAATCTTCCTGCATTTTGTCTAGGGTCTGCTAAAAATTTACGAGCAAAATCACGGGCATGATTAGATACAGAGTTTGCGAAATGACCATATGTGTTGCCAAGGTATTTCGTATCCTGTAGCTTACGTCCAATAAACTGCATAACTCTACTCTTAAATCCTATCTGGGATTCTTTCTCTACTTCACGAAGTGTCTTAGAGCCAAAGTCGGTGTCTTTCTTAAAGGCTTCTTTCTCAGCATCTGATATGATACCTTTCGAATCTTTTTCCAGTTTTTCAGGAGAAACTGAAAGAGAGAAGACAGTATTTCCAGTATCTGGCATTTCCATATCTATGCTATAGTTTGGGTCAATGATTTCAGGTTTTGTGATAGCATCATTTAGAGGTGTGTCTTTACGAATACGAACACCATCATTAATAATATCCCCAGTTTCAGTATACGTTACCCCAGATTCCCGATACAGAATTTTCTTTAATGTCTTGCGAACGTCATCATTAGACACCTTCGTACCTGTAGTCTTCTCTAATTGCAATCGGATGTTATTCATTTTTTCAGAATCCGTGAGAGCTTCCATAGCATACTGTGTCTTATTTACCGGTATATCTTCCCCTAAAACGGACTTTCTATATTTTTCCCACACTTCGTCTGATATAGGCAACTTATGATACTTTTCAGCTGCTTTCCGTACTTGTCTGCCTATATCAGGATTATCCATGGAAATTCTTAATAAATCTGTTACAGAAGCATCTTTGGGCAAACCTGCTCTTCTTAAGAGCTTACTAGCCTTTTTACCCACTAAAGCTTCTGCAGGTGCTGCAGGGTCTACTGTAGGTAAATCTCCAGAGGATAACTTATAATCTTTACTTAACTGTTTACTTCTCTTTGCTTTTCCTTTAGTATAGTCTGCAGAATCTCCCCCTAGAAACTCTTGTACTGCATCTTCTAGAGGAGCCTTACTTTTCATATCCACATGGGTAGACAAAGACACAGCGTCCCCCATGTCCATAGCATCTCGAACTGCCTGAGTTTCCATCGTATTTACTTGGGTGATAAATTGATTCATGTTGGGAGTATCTGTATTTATCCCTGCATTTTTCATAGTACGAAGAAACCGTACACCTACACCACCTGCTGCTCCTAATACCCCTGCCACTGCATAGTTGGCTTTATTAATCCCATAACGTTCAGACAAATAGGAGTCAGCCATATTAATCATGCCCTGCGCTACCCCTGTTTCTGCCATCTGGTATATGCGTTTTGCTCCAATATCCATAAGAGCTTTGGAGCCTAGCCTAGCACCTACTTTAGCTACTAAGGCTTCTTCACCGACAAATGGGATAAGATTCAAAGGGTCTAAGAGCATGCCTGCCAACCCACCAATAATAGAATGAATGCCAAAAGATGTTTCATCTGCTCTTTTTTGTCTATCTAGGTCTTCCTTTTTTGTCTTGAGGAATGCCATGAACTGGGCTTCGTTATCAGAATTCAAAAGTACAGAATTTTTAGCTGCTTCATTATCCCCCAGTAATTCATCCATAAGCTGTAAGTTTTCCTGAGAGGGTGTCCAATCAGAATCATAGATATTCCCCTTGTTCCCTGCTTTTATCAAGGCAGTACGTATAGCAGCGATTGTACCATTTTCGTACCACATGTTTTTAAAGGAATCTTCCAACTTATCCATGAAAGGTCTATCTTCCTGATTGATTTGATAGATTTCAGGATTGATGATAATAGGAAATGCAGTGTTAGGTTGATAGACACCACGACTATGCTTGAGGGATTCAAATAACCCTCCTACACCAGACAAAGCCCCCGTAGCTTTTCCCATTCGTGATACAATATCATCTGCATAGGCAAGCATAGAAGGGTATGAATCCCCATTATAATATTCTGGAGAATCAGAAATATATCCATTTGACATAGCTGAATCAGCTGCACCTTCACCACCATAATGTTCTACAGCCATTAAACGAAAGTTTCCACCATATTTATCATACATTGCTTCTGTTTTTGCACGCATGACAGCATCCTGCACTTCTGGTGGAGCTGAAGCAGGGTCTACCCCAACATAATCTGGAGCAGCTGACTGTGCATAGGCGTCCCATGTTCCCTGACTAAATTGGTAAGCACCTGTACATCCCGAGCCAGAAGCATTGGAAGCCCCATAATCACCCCCAGATTCATTACCTCTAATGGCTTCCATAAACTTTGCTATTTCAAGTTCTCTATTACTATCTGCTATCTTTGTCTCCCCCTTTCTGTCTTATAATGCATCCCACATATCTGAGACTCTTTGTTTTACAACATCCACAATGGAATCCGAGTTTTCCATTTCGCCCTGTTCTGCTTCCGTAGGTTGATAATTATTAATAGTACTGAATTCAGTATCATTAATTCCATGTACTATAGGGGTTTCTGTTTCTTCTGCAGGAGCATCATATACCTGATTTCCACTCTGCTGTAGATTTGCTCTGGCTTCTTCTACCAATGTATTCAATGGGTACGTTTGTACACCTGCTGAGGTAACAAATGACACAACTGCGGTTCCGTTTACTTGTTGATTATTATAGGTAACAGTTACCATAGATGGGTCTATTCCATTTGAGGAGCAGTACTCATTGAATCTACTACGTAATACCCACTGAAAAGCACTGCGACATACATCATCTGGTGTACCTCCAATGTCACATAACTTCGTAGCAGCAACTGGAATTGGACAACCATTAAAAGCAAAATATTCAGATGCTATTCTATAATTTGTTTGCCGTACTGCTTCTGTGGGAGAAAAACCCATAGCACGATAGACACGAGCGTAGTTTCTATACGTATCCCTTAACTGTGCTGAGTTAGGTTCCGTATAAGAAAAACCTTCATATGAGGTTCCATCATCCAAACTTGGTAAAGACAGGGTAGATATACCATCACTGACATAATCAGACATCTCATTATCTAATGCCTGTAATCGTCCAGAATCATTCAGTGTATCTTTCACTTGTAAATATTTGTCTACCCCAAAACTAGCTACACACATAATATCAGCTTTCACAGATGCATCTGATAAGACATCATTGAAATACCCTGGAACCTTTGTATATAAATTGACAACTTCCTGAAGCATAGGAGACATAGTAGGATTGTCGGGTGTTAAGCTGTTTAATCCCATAGCTGCATAGTTTGTAATTGTTTCCGAGGCTATTTTCTTAAAGGCAGGATGGTACACCAAACGCATGAATTTTGACACATCATCAGGATTATCCGGATTTAAATTAGACAAAATACCATTTATTTTTGTCTGAATATCTGTATCTGTAAAACCTAACGTTTTATAATCAGCAGCAGACAACGCAATAGCATTACCCATAGAATCCTTTGTTTGCCCATTAAGGACTGCATTTAACTGTGCATCCAAGTTTAGATTACCTACAATAGCTTTCTGTTGAGCTTTCTGAGCTGCTAACTCAATAGCTTTTTTTTGTCTTTCCTCAGCTTCTATTGCTGCTATACGCCCTCCAATCATACTGGAAGCTATAGATTTTTCTTCCCCACTCAATCCATCTACATAGGCATATAAAGATTTTTTATCTGTGCATGCAGACACCTTATCATAAATATTCCGTGTAATTTCCATCCAGTGTTTCTTATTAGACTCATCAGCTAAATCTTTATACTTCTCAACATCTATAAAATCACTGAGTTTCTGATTACCATATACAGGGGTATCTTTTAGTTTTTCTATAAGTGTCCAGTTCCCTGTATTCTCTGCTATGTTTTTCAGCATGTTATCCATAATCTGATAGTTCTTCGTAGGGTCACGCTCTTGTGTAGTTGACAGTAAGTTTCCTATCTGATTACTAAAGGTATTCATTTCATCATCTGTCCAGTTCCACCGATTACGGGTATTCTCAGAGACAAAAGTAGAAATGGTTTCAGCCCGATTAATAGACATCTCCGTTGCTTTGTCTGCTACGAACTGTTGAGCTACTTTTCCCGTATTTACCACACGGGATTCATATAAACCATTATCCATAGCATAGGCATTGTTGATAGTTGTTTTGTCTAAATATTCCTGTACATTATCGTTGAAGAACTCATCATAGCTTTTGATTTCTTCCTGTAAAGTACCTTTCAAACGTTCCTGTGAGGTATATGCCTGATACCGCTTATGAATTTCAGAAGATATTTCCTGACCTTTTAATTGGTCTATTAAAGCAAGAGCATAAGGATTATCCTGTAAATCTCCGATACCTGCCTTATTTACCATGGCGATACCATCCATTGTTAAACGTATATCATGGTCTTCCCTACCGTATATGATAGGAACAACTGCATCAGCTATTTCTTTTTGTCTTTTATCATAATCAGAGTTATACTGCCCCAAAGCAGCACTAACAATACCTAGTGACTGCGCCAACTCAGCACCTTTATTTGTCTTAGCTGCTTGAATACCCCCACCAAAACTGGGTATCATCAGATTTCTTTGATATGTATTTTGAGGTTGTGGGGTGAACTGTTTAGCTGTCCCCACAGCATTAGAAGTTGATGTAACTGCCATATTTTGTGCTCATCCTTCCTTTCTGCCAATCAAAACCATCGTCACGCCACAGCCCAGGGAACTGGTCATTGTACTTAGGATAGCCATCAAAATAATATCGACGCTTCCAGTTATGCATACCTCCATTATAATCTGTGCCTAAAGCAGCTTCTCGTTTCGTCTTAGCATTCAGATAATCATTGTACCAAGACAAACCAGTACCTGCTAAGCCTAACAGAAGACTGGTTGTTGACGGCATTTCTGGAGCCTGCGCACGGATGTTTTCAATTTCATCCTGTGTAGACTTCATTACCGCTTCCTTATTCAAATCTATTTCATCAGATTGTCGTTCATAATTATCTTTCACAGAACTTACTGTTCGTAACACATCAGCATTCGCAGTACGTTCTAAAGCTCTTCCTGTACGGGAGTCTCCCCCTGTGTCTTCATTAATAGAAGCACGGACTCCAGAAAGTAAGCCTAATGAGTTTTGTCTTACTTTCATAATGTTATTCACAGCAGCATCAAAAGCATCTACCCTTTGCATCTCATAATTCTGGAATGCATAATTCATTTTCTTTACAGCTGCCCCTGCCTGCTTAGACAAAGCTGCTGCTTGTCTCTTAGAATTCTCTCTCTCATTGCTCCAGTTAAAAAATGTGGAACCTAATGATGAGACACCTTGAGCAATCTCCAAACCCGACATGCCACTTAAAACGCCCATGCGTTCTCAGCTCCTTTCTTTAGTATACTCGATACCTTGTTGTATAATCCGCTTCGTATCCACCACCAATGATAGACAAAGGCAATGGAGAGTCATTTAATATTTTAATAGTAGCTTCTGTATTCCGTTTTCTAATAGGCACTCTAAATGTCCCTGTAAGTAATGAAGTTTCTCCCAATATATAGTTGCCCATCTTCTTATTTGTCATGATATAATTATATTTGTCATTCACAGATACTTTCATATATCCAGATGAAGCATAGTCGAGAAGAATGTTTTTTATAACTAATCTATATGAAGGTACTGTAGTTGTTCCCCCACCACTATTTAATTGTTTTAAATAAAGTGTAGACAAGGTGATAGAAAACTCATAAGGTACTCCTACAATTACCTTACTCCCCAGTTTTAAATCATCAGACACACGTAAGCGTATCAGTTTTGTATCCGAATCCTCTGCATATAATAATCCTGAAGAAGTGAGGGCAACTGCATCTGTAACACCTTCAGAATATAGTTTATCTATCTGTAATGCTAAATACATTCCACTATTATCTGCTGTAGTGTTCTGTTCAGTTAATGTCACTTCCATTTTTCTGTCTAGCATAACTCGATAAGGTTCTATTTCTGTAAAATCTTCTGTGTTATAACTGAGTGTCATTTTTTCTAAATATACTGCGTTGCTTTTATGTTTAACTGCCAGATACAGCGTAGAGCCTATAAAATCAGCTCCCAATATTTCTCCTGAAAACTTCCATTTAGACCATGAACTCTGCACTCGATTACCAGACATATACAAATACTTATAGACAAATAAAGTGTCTTTATCCTCCGTATTCATCAGCAATAATAAGTTTTCATTGGAGTTACCTATCATTCGATATACATCATTATGGATATAATAAGGTACGTGTGCTGTTACTTCTTCTGCATCCTTTACATCTGTATAGTATTGTGCAACACGATATTCTGAAACACTTGCATAGTCTGCACGTTTAGAGACAAAGTATACAGAGTTACCCGCCCCTACAGGAATTACATCTGTGTCTGAAGTAAACTCTGTTACACTATCCAACCGAGCATTTTTAGGAGATAATGTACCATCTGAGCTGAGAGCAAACTGTGTCTGTTCAGAAAATACATAAAGAGAACCTGAAAATGGAATAGCATTATAAAGAATACTAACCTTATTGTTAGGTGCGTTTGTGTCTATTGGGTCATCATCCTGCACATCTACTACACTTGCCATCCAGAAATCAAACAAGTCAGAAGATGAAGACAAAATGATGTTCTCTCCACTTAGGAGTCCTAAACGATTTCTGTAGAAGAATAAGTCATTGAGTGTAGCCCCTACAAAAGAAGGCACCTCATTACTATCTTCATCACCTGTTTTACGAGGTTCCCATTCCAAAGGTTTAAAGACAAAAGTGCCATCTGCTTCTCGTACTAATGCATGGGGCATTGTATTTGCATTAATAGTGTTATCAATTCCAGTTTTTACCGTTTCCACCCAAATATTCTGAGATGCTGAATATTTTACATAATAGTTATCATCGGCACTGGATTCCCCACGCACTAAGACAATATAGCCATCTGGGGCTGATGCAGGTAAGTTGGTAAACTTATTAGTATATGAAGTAATCCCAATTAGAGCTAAATTATTGAAAGAGTCAGAGGTTTCAATTTTGTCTATATGCCCCCGAATACGTAACCAAGATGAACCTGTATCTACCGTGTAATTCTTTGCTCGTATCTGAGTAGCCAACTGGTCACGAATATAATCAGTAGCTATTTGTTTAACATGCTCCACCTTAGAACCATCTGGAGTTTCATAAGAAGCTACCTGAGTTCCATTAATAGATACGGTGTATGTTCTCCCATACTGGCCTTGTTTGACATTTACTAAAGCACCTTGTGAATACATAGTATCCTCAGTCTTTACGCCAGACATAGCTACTTTTTTTGTCTTGTTTAATATAAATGTATAGTCAGCAACCGTAACTACACGAAGATTCGCATAAGGATTCAGGATACCAGACAAATAGTCTGCATCCTTCATTGTCACTGTAAGCTCCTTACCAGATAAATCAAAGACACGAATACTTTTTTCTACTACATTAATAAATACTATATATTGCTCTGTTTCATCCCGACTAATAATATGAACATAATACTTTGCATCATCTGATGATAAACTAAATAAGTTACCTATAGAAATAGTAGGAGGTCTTTTCTGCAAACCACCGGCTTCTGTAGAAAATCCATTAACCTGTTCTTCTAACTGTTCAGGGTGTCTAAGCATTGGTGGCTGTTGGCTTACACCTTCAATAAAGTTGTCTATGCGCTGCATTATATTACTCATCGGGTTCCCACCTCTGTTACACTAGTATTATTAAAGATGTTAGGTTTCTGCATATCTAATTCATAAGTAATCACATCCGCATAGGCTTTACCTACCTCAGAAGACAAAGCTGATTCTATGTCTGCATCTCCCAAAAACCGAGAGGCAAATCCTAAAGATGCCCTGGCTGTAACATACTTTCTAAATACATCAGGTAATTCATCAAAAGGGATACACTGCACAACATTACTTAGGGTAATTGCAGTAGAGAATATATCGGTATTATTTGTCACATCATAGACAAAGCCTCCTCTGTTTCGATACGTTGTACCCCCTGTACGAAGCCACGAAGAATCCCACCGAATTTTTCCATTTATGGTACTAGGTTGTAACACCATTGTAGGATACGTATTAAAATCCCATCCTTCTTGTTGTATCTCTCTACTAACTGATTCTAAGAAACGTTTAGCAGTTGTAGCATCTACATTCTCTGACACATCTTCTAAAGTTGTTATACCATCTTCCCCAATACTATTTAGAATTTCGTTCAGAGCATCTAATTCTGTCAAGGGCGTAATAATCATCTATTGCTGTCACCTTCCTTTATATACATATTATATATATAGAGAGAGAGAGAAAGAGACAAAGGATATTACATCCCCTGTCTCTTCTCAATCATATAATATTTACTACGAACCAGAAGAAGCTGTGGTAATAGTAATAGCATGGGAAGCTTGCGCTGTGTCTGTCCATGTACCTGCAGTGATAGCACCATTAACATCTTTAGTAAGCGCAATACTTGCAACGCCTACGCCTGTATCACCCTTAGCACCTGCAGCTCCTTGGGGACCTTTTAAACTAAATAACTTAGAGCCAACAGTCACATCTGAATCTCCTACGGCAGTAATATGGTACACATCACCATTTATGTCAACAACAAAATCATCCGTCTTAATCCCCGCACCAGAGTTAGGCAACTGTTCTTTTGTCAACTTGCTTTCAGTCACGGCTGCTGTTGCTGCCCAAAAGCTATATCCCTGCGTACCTCCTTCTGCGATTCCTTGTTCGATATGATTCAAACTATCTGTATCAATAACATTTCCTGTTTCCCATTTTTTTTGCTGTGTATGCCATTTGCATTCCTCCTTTTTAGGAACATAAGGTAAAGATTATGCTCCTTTTATACTTGGGATTTGCCAACGATTGCCTTACCTACGATAGCATCCCCTGTTACTCCCCCGTGGAAATTGTACCAATAGCCGAAGCTTCTGGACGAAGACCACCATGACCCATCTGATATTTAGCTACCAAATGAGTAGACTGGAGTTCAATACGACGAGCTGTTTCCAACTGAAGGTCTTTCAACTTAACTGTACCTACTGCAGTACGATGACCTGCGACAAAGACACATTTGTCTTTATAGTCTTCAGGAAAATCATGAGCAGTACCAGAAGACAATACATGCGTACCATCTGCACCACCGATTGTCAGATGGGGAACTTCGATAATCGTAAATCCTGCCAGTTTCGTAATATTACCATCTACGATAGTACCAACGGCACCAAAGTCACGGTTAATAGCTGTCCAAGAGTTAATAAGAGCAGCTACCCCTTCTGGCTTCATGTAGACAAAACGGTCATCTGCAGGAACGTACTGTTCAGAGAATTTAGCTTTCAATTCCAAAAGCATCTGTACCAACATCTTACCTTCTGCCTCTGTTACGCCAATATCACCTGCAGCCAGTGTCTTTGCTAATACAATGCCTTTACCCAATCCTGTAATATTTTCTGTATTCGATACAGCCAGTTTAGCTAACTCAGCAATGATAGCACCATCAGCGGATACAGCCAGGGATTCACCCATCTGTTTAGCATATTCCTGACGAACATCAAAATGAGACATAGCTTCGTATACGTCCGTTACTAACTGGTCGGAAGTAAGCAAGCCATCAATGCCAATAATCTTTTCATTATGCGGAATAGCTTCACGCACATCATCCAAGCTCTGACCTGGCTGTAAGTAGTGAGCATTTGCCCGACCAAATACTGGGAAACTTGCAGATTTACCAGAAGAAATTGTTCGAACAATATGGTTATTCATAGATTTAGAAGCACGTTCGAAAGCGGTAATAATTTCACCACTAAATACTTTCAAAAAGCCCTGTAAGGCATCCGACTGTCCCTGATTTAACCCTGGTTGAGAAATGTTTGTTAATGTTGCCATGTGTATATCACGTCTCCTTTTCTAATTAAAATAATTTAGATGTAATAACTTTCTGCTCTACAGAACGTGTGTATGCTTTGTCTTTACCATAACGAGGGTCAGACATAGCTGTAATCATTTCGTCCTTAGAGGAAAATCCGGTAATACCTGTACCTGCCTGAGAACCACTACCCATAATGGTTGTTCCCTGTGTACCATAAACCCGAACCATATCTGCCTGCACACCAGACAACATCGTCTTAATAGACATAAGGTTCCCTGTGTTTATAGTGTCATTCCACATCTGTTGATACTCTGGACTCTGTGTCTTTACAAAGTTTTGAATTTTAACAAAGTTATCCTGACCACCACCATATTCAATAACACGATTAGCCAACATTTCATACTCAGCTTCCATGCCACGAATATATGCATCAACAACGGTCTTAGGATACCCTGCCTTTTCCAAAGAAGCTCGTGTCTGCTCAGACAAATCTCCTTTTTCTTCATACTCTTTAGACAAATCATCCCAGTTAATGCCTTTGGTTTCTAAATCCTTTTTAAGGTCATTGTCAGCTTGCTGTTGATTATCAATCCGCTGTTGAATATTATTATCTACTTCTTGCCCAGTAGGTTCTGGTTTATTATTATTATCTTCAGTAGTAGTATTTTCACTACTATCTGTAGACTCTGGTTTAATATCAACTTCCATATTAGAGTTGGTAGTAACAGACACATCACCTTCATTTGTCTGCTGCTGTTGCTGTGGTTCTTCCACCGTAGTAGGAGTTACTTCAACTTCCATATTTTCATTTGCCATAATTACTGATTCACTCTCCCTTCACCATTATCATTAGTACTCATAGCCTGAGCAGCCATTTCCTGCCCCATAGCCATTTGCTGTTCTTCTTCAATCTGTTGCTGTGTCTTTACTAAGCCATCAGTTTCAACCCCTGCTCCTGTAAACATATTTAAGAGCAGCACATTCCAGTTAATCATCTGTTGCGCCCCTGGAATCTGAGATACTAAGTTTAGGACTGTTGCATACTTTTCTAAGTCATGTCCACGTCCTAATGCTTCCAGACCTGTAGTAATTGTTGGTTCTATTGTACCTTCTGGTAAGTTTGGGATTTCCCCACTGCTTGACATCTGATTCAGAATGCGTCGTACCAGAGGTAACTGTACTTCTTGGGATAAAATGGAATATACACCACCTAAGGTGTCTTCCAATTCAGATGCTACTGTTCGCACTTCTTCAGCTGTAACTCGCTCTGCATTCCTCTGTACTACAGAAGACAAAAGAAAGGCGAATGACAAACGGTTTTCAATAGCATCTGCTGTACTCTTCGTTGTATTGAAATCATAATATTTGTCTAACTGCAATACACCAATGTCATCTAGGCGTCCAGGTATGAAATCCCCACTTGTTGCTTTTTCAATCTTCTTGACTCTTGTTATTCCATTGGGATTTACCAAGTAATAGATATTGGCTGCGATTGTAGACATCTTAAAGATGGCTTTAGACAAATTTTCCAATGAATTCAAATCCCCCAAATATTCCTCACAGAAAGAACGTCCATAGGACTCCCCATCCACCTTTACCATACGAATAGGGATATATGGGGTCTTATCTACAGGATACTGCTGCTGACTACCTTGAATAGGTTGCCCTTCTACTTCCTGATATGACAAAAAGTTCTCACCGCTTCGACATACATGTGTATATACTTCAATTAAATCTTCTGGCTTTTTCTCCGTATCAATCATATTCTGTACGGTAACATCCAATGTAGAATAGGCTACTTTGTCTAACGTTACAATCTGTACTACATTACCCAATCCATCACGTTGGATACAATAACTGGAGAGTCTGTATAACTTAGCACCCCCTTCAGCAGGTGGGAGAAACAGTAAGGAATTACCTGCGACAATAGCTTGTTTAATCCCTTCTAATACTGTTACACGAATTTGATTAGATTCAATGTATTTCATTACTCTGTTTTCTATCTGCATAAGGGCTTGTTCTACCTGTGCTTTCACATCTTCCTTACCTTGTTGCATGTATTCTGCCAGTACAGCATCAGACATACCTAATCGAAAGAAGGGACTGTTAGGAGGCATCAGTGCTAGAATCAGTTTAGAAGCTAAGTTGTTGACACCTCTGGCTCCTACAGATTGATATGGTGTTTCATAGTTTGTTGATTTATCATCATTTTCCTGAGGAAATAAGGAAGGTATTGTAACTTTTGCACAATCTACAGCACGGTCTATATAAGGCTGTCTATCATTTTTCAGTCTATTATATGTATTTCGTGCTCCTTGTTCCTGTAGTTCCTGAATTGTAATATCAGCCATATCTTAAACATTCAACCCCGAATACGAGCCACTACTACTATTAGTACTCCCAGAAGAATCTCTGGAAATTAATAAACGTCCCTTTCCTCGTTTCTTTTTCTTATTATCTAAGGTTGTATTTTCTCCACCTAATACAGGAGATTCAGGGGCTTCTGCTTGTGTCTGGGCTGCAAGTTGTGCTCCTGTCACATCAGGTGCATTCACATCAGGTGCATTCACAGATACATTTTGAGCACCACCACCCAAAACAGAATTTACAACCTTTCCCACCACTTTAAATGGTGCTGATACAACCTTTTTAATTGCATGGCTAACTCCACCCATTTTGTCTAATCATCCTCCTTTTCTGCATTGAACTGGTCTAAATAATTAATCAACTCCATAGTTCCTGCCATATATCCCAAAAGATATTTAGAATTTATACCTTTTTTTGCTAAAAAGAAATCTGGAGTATATACTTCCCTCAACTTCTCTACAAGCCTAGGTGATACCAGTAGTGTTAATTCTTCTGTATCATTCATCATGATTATTCGTGTCACAATCCTTTCTAAGACAAATAAAAGTAGGGTACTCTATAGAATAGCCTTTTATCTTACGATAGCTGTTATTAGAACCCAATAAAGCTCCTGTGGTTACAAAAGTACATTCATTATCCCTACACATATCTTTTAGAAACTGTGCTGCTACTCTGCCAAATCCTGCCATATCAGACAGTTGTAAGACAAAAAGCTCTTCTAACATTTTGCAGTCATTTTTTGTCCACCATAGAGGATTATTCTGAATTGTAAAGGCAACTACCCCAACTAATACATCCTCAAGATAGAAATAAGCAATCTGCCCTACCTTATTCAATAATGAGATAGTTGTCCAAATATGCTCTTTGTCTGCTGCTATCTTGTACAGGGGATGTTTTTTAGCATACTTCATAAATGTTTGATAAACTCTATAGACATCCAGGGAGGTCTGTTCTATTCCATATCGGATAATAAATGTGGTTCCCATAGTCGTATACTTCCTGTTTTCCAATCATAATCCCCCTTTTTATGTAAGATGTAAGCTAAGCGAGCATTTTTCAAGGCTTCCTGTTCATCCCCTCTATATGCCCTAAGAACCGTATTCCATGAAACCCCTAACTCATCTAGGATTCTATTGCTCTTCACCTCACCGAAACCTGCTGCACCTTTATAGCCATCCGTGGTATCTCCCATAATTGTCTGTAATAGGTGCCATCGTACAGCATCTTTTTCAGTAGTATTGAAATATTTATCTCTCATAAAATCATAGAATTTTCCTGGCAATGAACGAAAATCTTTGTCTCCCGATATAAGAACATAATCACCTTTAACTTCCTGTGTAAGTAATCCTGCACAATCATCAGCTTCTAGGTGAGGTTCCATATAGCAGACATATGTGTCTAAAATCCATTTACGCATTTGATTGAAACATACTGGTCTGCGCTTACCATTTCGATTTGCTTTATACTCATCGTATACTTCTATATTCCGAAAGTTGGCGTGTGCTTTGTCCGTAAGACACATAAACAATTTATAATCTCCACCATCAGCATAGTTATAATGATTCAACACTTTTTCTGTAAGGTCTACTACAAAATTACTATAGTATACTTTAGCTTCCGTAAAGTCACAGTGAAGAGTCCATATGTCATTACTCCAATGCATTGGTTTTTCACACTCCAATAAAGAGACAAAAAGTAGCATGTCTGCATCAAATATTAAATTCATTGTCATATTACTACACTACTCCTAATTCCTTTACTTTTGGCAATTCTTCTATCCAATCACAAAATTCCTGCCATTCTGGCAATAAGTGGGTACGACGTTGTTTATATATAGTCTTTAACTGTAAGTAATTAGTAGAAATACGTGCAGTCAGTAGTAATCCAGAAGGATAATTATATAAAGCACGTATAAGATTATCATCTGTTTTATGACAATTAAAAGCATCTATACAAGATGACAGTACTTGTACTGCTTCAGGTGTTGTGTATTCAATGAATGCAACATCCATAGAGGGCAACATATGCATTGTAGACATACTCGACACCGGGTAAAAATGCGTATATCGCTCAGCCTGTGTCCACATTTTTACAGAAGCTGTTAAATCAAAAGACACAAGAATGCCCTTTAGAAAACAATCATGCCCAGAACCACAGGGAGCTGCTCCAAGTCGTTCAGCACGCTTACAGCTCTTTTCATCTACAGACGGAAAAACATTTTTGTCATGTAGCTGAGGCAATACTTTATACATTGGATATCCACTGGCTACAATAGATTCATCAATATCCATTACATGCCAGTTTGTTACCACATCATAATGAATGCTATCTGTTGTATTTTTTGTGACGCATCTCATCTTTACTAATCTCCTCTCTAGATTTTTCGTTTGGGTATGTAGTTTCACCACAGCTGCATTCAATCGCAACTACATTACGTGTGCATCCAGTGAGCAGTGTGCGTCCACATTTAGCACATTTAATTCGTTTAGCAAACATTGACATCCTCTCCTTATTAATGGCATTCTGCCCAGTTGTGCCCAATAATTCCTTCAGTATCCAACTGGCAGTTAAAGTGATAATATTTCTGTGTGTCTCTCATAGCTTCCTGTGCTTCTCGCACAACAATCTCAGCTATCTCATGTGTTCTGCAGGCTATTTGCTGTTCATCATGTACCCAAGCCATCAGTTGAAAATCTTTTCCATGGTCTAATCCCAAAGACAAAAGACGTTCTTCTGTGCGTACTATCCAATATTTACAAACAATGGCACCTGCTGATTGTAATAATAAGTTAAGAGCAGAATGAATACTTCTGGTATACAATAAGCGTCCGTCAAGACCCCTGAGATACCGTGTCTTCCATGTACGCTCCCTTAGTTCCACATTGTATTCAGACAAAAGATTCTTTACATAGCTTTGTAACTTCTTTATAGCAGGGGTAGCTTTCAGAAATTTCTTCCGTAATTCTGCCCCATGCTCTGCTGAACCTCCAACAATCTGCCCAATCTTGGCATCTCCTGCACCATAGAGAAAGCCATAGATGAACGTCTTCGCCATGTTTCTTTCTGGTAATCCTGCTGCTATTTGATTCTTAGTGTGTATGTCTCCATTAACACATTCATTAGCATATTCTCCATGGTCAAATGGATACAAATAATGGGACAGACAACGTAGCTCTAATCCACAAGCATCTATTCCTGCCTGCCACCATCCCTCAGGAACAGTGAATAGCTCACGGCACTCCTTGCCATATTCAGAGCCAACATGAGGAACCTGTGCTACATTGGGTCTACTATGTGTGGCTCTCCCTGTAATCGCTCCGTTAGGATTGACACGTCCATGGATTTTTCCATCAGGTGCCATCAGTTTTAACCACCCATTCTTTCCATCTACCAACTGCCCCAATCGTTTTGTCAACATAAAGTTTGTCTGGAATAATTCAGCTAATTTACGTACTTCTGCTGATGCTGTAGAATCTTTGGCAATTAATTTAAAGGTATCTTCATTTAGTTGTAACTTACCATCAGCATTATACATATCTGGATTTTCGAATGTATACCCATAATATTCTTTCATAATCCAGAGTACTTGTTGTCGACTATTGGGATTGAACTCTTTATATCTTTGAATAGGAACCCCTGCCTTATAGCCTTTTGTCTTATTATCTCTTTTGGGAATAAATATTTCTCCTGGTATTCTAGGTACTAGCTCTTTCAGTTGTTCTACAGCAATATTCTGTTTCTGTTGTAGAGTAGACAAAAGAGACAACGCTTTTCCTTTGTCAAACGTAAAGCCGTTATGCTCCATCTTGACCATGAGCCATTGTGCTTTATGCTCCAAAGACAACGCCTGCTCACTTGTTTCTTTTTTTCTACACTTATTATACAAAGCTTCAGTTACTACAACATCCTGCTCGTTATAATCTAGCATCTCCTCATTGAATACAGCCCACACATCATCTGCTTCATAGTCAGATGCGTATGTACCTTTCAATACCCCTAACCGATACCCATAGGCTTTCAGTGAATGTGAACCATATAGTTTAGTAGGAAGTATTTTCTTTCGAGTCAGTTTATTGTCTATATAATTAATTTCTGAAAATACGAGTCGAGCATAGACCAAAGTATCAATAACTTTGTCTTTCTTGACTTTAAACCAAGGGTATACCTTCTGGATTGCCGGAATATCAAAGGCAATGATATTGTGTCCACAGATTGTAGCACCTTCTGTCATAAGCTTCTTCACACCTTCTACAATAGTATCTGGTGTATAACGATACATCTGATTTGTCTTTGTATCCTTGATACACATACAATGAATCTTAGTCAGTGTATCCAGTAATCCGTCTGTTTCTATGTCGAAAATAAGCATATCGCAAATGCTCCCTTCTCTTCCCTACGTATATATTCTCTTTAAAGCTTCTTTCTGTCTGGGTTCAGAGAAGTTATCTATACGCTTTAGATACCCAATAATTCTAGTAGCATATCCAACATTCTTAGAACCACATTTCACACAATGGTCTTCTGTATTTACATTAATATAACCGCAATCATCACAGCAGGTCATTAAACAGTTATACGTCCAATAAGACACTCCTTTTTTACCTGCCAAACATAACAATGCATACGCCTGCTCTTTAGACAAAAGTTGACTCAGGTTTAAGTGACAAGCTGCACCACCATCTAAATACTGAGTTACTTCTTTTCCGTGAAGATTCAATTTGTCTACAATATTATAAGAACCATCTTCGACTGGGAAGAAGTAGGAGTTGTAACAATCACGAGGAACTTGTAAACCATCCTCTTTATCCCACTTAGCATTCTTCACCCCAAGATTCTCAGCAGGTACGAACTCACTATTAAATTTGATGCCATACTTTTTCTTAGCTTCTTTATTGGCTTCATAGATAACTTTCAAAGAATCTCTGTAAAACTCTGGGTTGGGCTTCTTATAGAGATACTCGGAAGCTTCCAACATGCCATTGATGCCTACAGTCACAAACTGCTTGTCTATATCAATAAATCCTGCAGTATAGGCAGGTAACAGTCCTGCATTCAGATAATCCTCAATAACAGCACGGTGTGCCACCAAGTACTTATGCACTCTTTCTACTGTCTGTTTCAAGCTCTGTCCCGTTTGAATTAATCTGTTCATATTCATAGTGATTACTTGTATAGAGCCAGTAGACACCCCACCTGCACCCAAGGTATAGCTAAATGTATTATCTGCTAATTCATTTCTAAGCCGACAACAACTTGCCAAGGAATCCACACTCTCGGATTCATAGACAAAAAAGCTTAATCCTTTAGACATTTCTGTTGCTATGTTCTGCACAAAGTCATCGTCTTTTGGGAATCCCTCTTCATCAATAAGTAGAGAAGCGGTTAATACGGGGTAAGTAAGAAGTTCTTTCTCCCGTTCTTCCCTGAACCATTCCATGAAAAGTAACTGTAAATCATGAAAAGACCCTTCATACTTTGTCTTTGTTCCATCTAGAAATCTAAACTCACCGAATAAATGATTGAAGTAATATTTATCCAATACTGAGATATTCCAGAATACAGACTGATTCCCTCTCGCACTGGCAGGTTGGTTTAGAGCATACACTACACCCTGCAAAGCCTGCCGTATTTTCTTATCATGCTCATAGATATAATCTTTCCCATATGTCTTTTTAGCAAAATAATCAAAATACAAAAGGAATTCTACAGTAGCTACAGCCCCTGCAAATCCTGAAGCAATCTGATAGACCAAATTGACAAAGCTGCCACAAAAACTATGCAAATTACGAGGGGCTTTACTTTTACCACCTAAAGGTTTTGTTCCATGCAGTAGAAAAGGAAACAATGTAATAGAAGTACAATATGGACGTAAGGATGTTTCATCATGGATATACACCAAATGACTTTCAATATCCTTAATATACTGTTCATCCAGACCTTTATCTTCTGGGAATTTTTCCCTAATCTTTCGTTTTACCAACTCTCTGTTTAATTGAATTGTCTCTGGTTTATACAACTCAGCTTCCAGAATACCAATATTCTTCGTATCTACGTTTGCATTACTATCTACCAATGAGCCTGTAGCACTATTTGAAGATTTAGCATATTTCTGAATGTAGTCAAGCTTTGCATTAATCTGTTCCTGAGACAAATTAAGTAGTTTCTGTTTTGTCATTTTCAATAGCTCTGGTCACATTCCTTTCTATAAATTTAATTACATCTTGTTCAAAAAGTGCGCCTTTGATTTCATCTGTGATTTCCCCCTTTACACCTAAATGAACAAAACCCACAATAGGAAATACTGTGTCTTTTGGATATAATTTCAAAGCATCTTCAGATACACAGCGCATACTGAAGGAAACACCTTGATACTTTTTCACCAATTCCGGAAAAATCTTAAGAAGTTCATCACAAAAAGGGCAACCCTTAATTACCGTTAATACAAATGTCATTTATTATTTATCCTCTTTCCCTTTTAAAAAATTATAGTTTTGTACTTCTAGAAAAAGTTGATTTGTAATAGGTGAGTCTAGCCCACCTTTGTCTTTCTGATATAGTCCAACCTTTATCCATCGACAATATGTTGCAGCATACGAAACATCTAAAGCTTCCCATGAACCCAAATAAATACCTATATCCTTATAAGTATTTTCTTTGATAGGTTTTACAACTTCTTCTAAAAATGTTAGGAAATCCATACCATTTCGATTGCCACCCATGAATAGAATAGCTGTCACATCATCTTTATATTTTCTGACAATATTAAAAATATATTCAGGATTTTTCATGGGCGTACTCAAATTGGTATCCCATAAGTAATTCGAGTGACATCCTTTGCAATGACATTCACAATTTCCTACTTCAAAATACAGAGCAATTTCACCTGGAATCTCTGTTAATGTTATCCCGTACCCTGCAATAGGTACTTTAAAATTCTGCTTCATCACTATCCCTCTTTCGTGGTGTAGTCTTTTCTAATCTATCTGTTTTCTTGTTGTATTCGAGATACCCACCTATACCAGTATCTCCTGAAAATCGGTTTTTTAGCACCCGAATACGTATCATGTTTCGTATCTCTTCATCTTCATCTTGTTGATTACGTTCTAATCCTATGACAATATCAGATAACTGTGATATAGCATGAGAACCCCTCAACTGAGACAAAGATGTGGTTCCTCCTTCTTCATGAGATTTCTGCGAATTATCAGGGCGTCTTAAGTGAGAAATAACTAACATACCTACCCCAGTTTCTTCAACAATGCTTCGCATCTGTGTCATTAAGTAATCAATAAGCTTTCGTTCATTGTCTCCTTCCAGACCTGAGATAGCTATAGAGACATGGTCTAATACGATAAAGTCACATTCTTCTGTAATTGCTAAGTATCGTATTTTGTTAAGTAAGTTGTCACCCTCTAAAGAGCCAAAGTGGTTATATAAGACAAAATGTCCTGTCCCAAGTGTTTCATCGAAAGCTTTCTTATAGTCTTCCTCTGAAATACTGTGTCTGTTTAAATGTAATCTACACCCTGTATGGATAGACATAAGTCCTATGCCTGTGCGTCTTACATTTTCTTCGAGCATCATACAACCTACCTTTAATCCTTGATGCACACCCAACTCATACATAAGCTGTCGAACAAACGTTGTCTTCCCTACACCTGTACCTGCAGTAATAACCACCAATTCTCCTTTTCGCATTCCGAGTGTCATTTCATTCAGGGGTAAGTCAACCCACGGATATAAATACCCTTTACTTTCTTCTTCACTGTCAATTACATCCCAAAGTTCAGAACCGTTAACTATTCCATCAGGTCTATAGGGCTTTGCATTCCAGATGGCATTAATAACATCTTGTCCCTTACTTGCTAATAAGCATTCGTTAGGGTCTTTCAGTGGTAGATTTGCTATCTTAATACCTTTTAGTAGTCCATAACATTCTCTTATTGCTTTTCTGCCCGGTTCATCCATATCAAACATGAGTATGACTTCATCAAACCCAGACAACCATTCCATGTTATGACTAATAACTTTCTTTGCGCTATTTACTCCACATGGTATAGACACAACGGGGTATTTATTGCCCTGCAGTTGAGACACAGTTAAGCAGTCTATTTCACCTTCAGTGATGACTAGCTTACCTCTGCTATTAAACAGTTCCTGCCCCCAAAATCGTTGAGATATTTTACCCAAGGTTTCAAACGTTTTGTCTGGATATCTCACTTTCTGACCTACTAGCATCCCTGCATCATCATAATAGCAAGCTACCTGTACAGGCTTTCCATTGTGCCATCCCGTATAATATTTATATTTTTCGCATGTAGAAGTCATTATGCCCCTTTTACGTAATGGGTTGAAAGACAAAGAGTTTACATCTATCATCTCATGATTTTGCTGATACTGTATCCCTTCACTCTTTGATGCTGATGATGGATACCGCACCGTTTCACAAGAAAAACAATAGGTATGCCCATCTGAGTATTCTGTCAATGCATCAGAGGAACCACAATCTGGACATGGCAAGTGTGTACGTACTGCTGTATTTTCCATAGGCTTCTTCTTCTCACTTTTCTTTTAAGTCTTCTTCAGTCCAATCTTCTATTTCTTTATATTTATTTTTTAAATCTTTCAAGAAATCATTAAGGTTCATTTTCTGAATCCTTGTCATGTGATGTAAGTCTTGAGCATCCACTAAGATGTGAATACCTAAATCAGCCATATCTAGCTGACTCCCTGCAACCGATTCGAGAGGACGCATCAAGGTAATGTCGCCATCTCTAGCTACTGTCACTTGATAAGGAAGAGAAAACTCCCCTTCTTTGCGTACTTCTGATACCAGTTCAGGGATAGTTTTACCTTGTAAATCTACGTAATGTAGTTTATAGAAGAAGGTATAATCTCTATCTCTAAACTTTAATCCCATTATCACCTTTATCCTTTCTTATAAATTTCTTTAGGCATCTTACCTTTCTCTTTAAACCATTTGTCAGGTATAGATGTTCCAATATGGTACGGAAACCCGTGTTCCTTGCACCATACAGAACAGCGTTTGCCTAAGCTATGTAACATAGCATCTGTACGGAAGACAAATCGTATATCTAAATCTGGATACTGTTTCTTAATCCGTATCATTTTTCCTCTTGCCTTAGCATCTAGAGATGGCTTTAATCTAGAACCTTCACCATCTTTAGCTTCTACAAGAATTCCATTGGGTAAGACAAAATCAGGGGTATAGGTATGCTCCTGCACATACTTCAATGCATACTTTTCATAAGTAAAAGAGACACCCCGACTCTTTAAATCTGTCAGTAGTGTCTCTTCATAATTACTTCGTGTTCTGCTTGTCTTACGTCGTCTAAATACTCCGCCCGTTATCAGAAGTCTACCTCATCTGCATGGGGTTCATCTGTGGAATCTTCATTGGCAGGACGTTTCTTGAACTCAAATTCCTCAGAGCCATCTGTTGCATATTTGACAAGGTTTGTTACCATCATGCTCTGGAGATACAAACGTACACCCCACTTTTTCTGACCTTCATAGAAGTATTTGACATTGCAGGCTACTTCTACATCAGACCCATTACCAATGGCGACATCATCAGGAATCAGTTCACCATACTCATTATAAACTGGGATATGTTTAGGAATCTGTTTCCCTGTTGCTTTGTCTATATAGAAATGTTTGGTCTTTACTTTAACCGTTTCCTTACCATCTGCAAGGATTTTAAGAGGCAACGTAATTTCTCCAACACAGTTCTTTTCTGCAAAGACATCATTAATACATTTGTCTGTAAAATACTTTTTCATTCGCTGTAAATTTTCTTCTGGCATTTGTACCTGTACAGAAAATCCAATCGGCTGTCCCTGCCATTCTTCCGGTTTACGAACTTTTGTCCAATAAGCTTTACCTTTAATTTTCATAATTTTTCTCACTAATCCTTTCTGCTGTTAACATTTCTTTTTCTTCTTGTTCTTGTTTTCTTTGCTACAGTTGGGGAAGTAGTAGTAGTGGTGGAACCAAAACCACCAGTACGATGTTCTAATGTTGGCGTGGTTGGAACCTTCTTTTCCCCATATACCGGACACATTAATTTAAACTCATACTTATCTTGCTTTTTAAGAATCATTTGAGCAAGTGCTGTACCTTTAGCAATATGAATTGTCTGGTTAGACAAATTATCTAGTAGCAGTCCTACTTCGCCTGTGTAATCCGCATCCACTACCCCTACAGCATTAGACAGACGTAGTGGAGTATTCAATCCTGTACTTGACCGTAAGTAGAGGTATACTGCATATCCATTGGGAATCTGTAAAGAAAATCCTAAAGGAACCAAAGTCCCATGTCCTATTTGATGAAATGGTTTGATAAAGACATCCTCAGGGCAAACTAAGTCAGCACCTACAGAACCTTTTGTCTTTATGCAGGGAATCTCTGCACCATCCCGTAATAACTTAATACCTATCATAGTGTTCATACTATACCCCTTTCCTTGTTAATAATTAAAATTAATAGAATTTTCTACTTGAGCTTTACATGCTCCAATAAGAGTTACACCATATAAATCCTCTAGATACAAAGCCCCTATAGCTGTCCTAATTTCATCATGAAATTTTGTATGCTTTTGTATAGAACGTATAGCGATAACGCCAAGCATAATGCAAAGTTCCTTGTCATACTTCCCCTTATTTAAAAATTCTGTAAGTTTTTGTGCATACATAAGATACGGTCGATTAAAATTCTTCTCAGTAGTTTTAGTCTTATTGTTATTCTTGGCTATCACTCTTTATTTCCCCTTTCTTCTCTAACTCTTCAACCCACTTTTCATACCTCTTTGCTTTGTCAATATCATCTTGCGTGGTGTTTCCCTTGTACCCTGCACGTAACCGATATTTAATAATATTTCCTAGTAAAAAGCCTTTGAACTGCTCTTTAGTTAGCAGTGATTGCATTGCCTGGATGGGTTCAAAGACACAGAGTTTGTAATGCTTGTCGTGATACTTTGTATCTATCGGGGGTTTAACATCACTATTATCCTCTTTCTCTTGTTTCCGTTCTTCTAACTCATCTCGTAGACAAAAATTTTCTTCCTCTAGCTCTTTGTACTTATATTGTAATTCTTCATAAGCTTCTAACAACTGTAAATACTCTCTCGGTGAATACATCGTCTTACTTCCTCCTCCTTAATTTCTTGAATAGACAAATAGTATAAGATAGGGTGTAGTAGCTAAGTAGTATTCCTTAGGTATTCCTTAGTATTTACTACTTAACTACTACTTAGAAAAATACTTAAAAGGTACTTAGGTATTCCTTAGGTATTCCTTTCTCTTTCCCCATATACCGGACACATTAATTTTTTAAGACAGAAGTAAAAAAGTTAGTTTGTCTATTTCTTTGGTTGAAGTATCCTCTGGGCGCACTTCTGTCTGTCTTTACCCATGACGGGTGAATTCTCTCATTATTCCTTCCCTATCATCATTGCCAGTATAAAACGCAACGCGTGATAAGTGAGACAAACTATCAAGCAACTTGCCACGAGAGCAGCAACTAAAAGAATAGCAATCTGTACCCCCAAGAACAACAATAGCATTTACACCGCCTCCTATCAAAGTTTTTGCTTTTCCGAAATCACTATTTGTAAATACTTGTAAATTCGTTGTCATTTTAATCACAAACTCCTTTTCTGTTATTATTAATGAAAGACAAATTTACTAGATATTATACTATTTATATCCAAATTACCCTTACTAGGTGGCTCTGGAACTTCCTTCTGTAGCAGTTCTTCAGCATGTTCTTTAAACTCTTGCAATGGGTCATGCTCTGTATACATTTTTACTAATTGTTCTCGAATAATATGTCTCATATTCTCGGCTTCTCCAAGGGAAGTACCAAACGAATCGTGTACCGTTGTAAAATTCCTTATTTTACCCTCAGAACTATTGACAACTAGCATTAAATGTGCTGCATCCATACTATGAATAAAATTAGGGGCTACACCACTAGTTTGTTTTCTTTTGTCAATTTCTTCACCTTCTTTCACGTCGGTAACGTATATACGATAGCGTACGGAAGCACCCCCAAAGCGTAATCTAAAGCATTCTGTTTTTAATTCTAAGTACATTTGCTGAATAGGTAAGCCTAGGGGTGTTACCCATTCTACAGGATAGCCCTCTTTAGACAAAAGACCTGCTACTTCTTTTAAATACTGCATACCTTCCGTAGCTTTTACTACAGTAGTCTTTACACCCTTCCATATTAACTTGGCTAGGTATTGTGCTGCAGGAAATTCTATGTCTTTAAAACTAGGGTTATCTTTGGTCGTATCTTCAAAGACTTGGTCTCCAAATCCATATTGACCACTCCCGTAGGCTAGAGTCATAACAGGGCGTTTGCACACCTTCCTCGTTATTCCATAGGATAACCATGCTTGTGCTAATTGCTTTGTTCCTGGTGTTCCTTCCTTCTTTCCTACTAGCGTACCATTTACACTATCTTCTTGTACCATTTTTAAAACTTTTTGTGCTACTTCATTGTAAATGTCAGCAGGTTTGTCATGGTCGATGAGGTTTACAGCTGAACCACCTATGGGGTCTCGTAGTAACGCCGAATAATGCTGTAGACCACTGCATGTTCCATCGTATGCAATGAAACACCTGCATAGAAAACCAACTAGGGTATTATGATTTTTTATATATTCCTTGGCATTCTTCCATTCCATGCACCATGCTAAGAATTGGAAGGGTTTATCCATGTCCTGCCACCAAGTATGACATATAGGGTCGGTAGCACTAGACAAAATGTTTCCCTCATTTGTCTTTACCCACGATATGCGGTCGGGCAATGGTATTTTGTCGAATCCTGCTAGCCCTGCTCCATGAATCGCTAGCCAATCCAAGTCCTCATCTTTTTTAACTGGAACAGGGTCGGCGTACTCTAACAGCCCCTTTGTCATATCGTCCCCCTGTGGATTTAAGCTAGTAGGTATTGGATATATACGCCCCCTAAAATCTATATTCATAGGGAACCATATACTTTCGTACTTGGCAAAAGATTTTGCTAGGCTTGTTATCATAATTGCTCGCAATGCCCTGCCTTTCCTAGAGTTTTCCTTATGAATTTCTTTTACTAGCTTCTTTTTATGTTCCTTAAAGAGGGTTTGTAATTCCTCTGATTGTTTTATTTCTTCTTCTGTATATGGGAAGGGCGGTAAATGTGGGGCAGGTTCCATAGCAGGTAAGCCTGCTCTATCTCCGCCGTTCGTCATCAGGGTTGTGATTGTAGACAAAATTGACTTATTTATTCGATAAGGGGTGGCTTGTATTCGATTTACCGCCTTATACACTCTAGACAAATCTAGCTCATTGAGTCTAGCTAGATATCTTTTCATGGTGTACGTATTCTTTGTGTATGGGTGATTTCGCATGAATGATACCTTATTCGCTAGTACTCCATAGTATCCTCCATGATACATGTTGTCCCAACCCTTGGGAGGGATGATTGTGGGTATATACTTAATGGCTCTTGCTAATAAACGTCCCTCATTCTTCTGAATTGTCTGTATGAAAATGTCACTAGGACGCAACTCTAATAAGCCTTTAGTCCCCGTTGACTTTATGTTGAAAAAATCGGTGGACTCTGTAAGTATTTCTACTAGTTGTCCCCCAAGGGCGGAGCGTTCCGATGTTGTACTAGTTATAGCCGTACTAACTTTTTCATTCTCATATATTTTTCGTACAAATTTTTCTTTGTAATCCCGTCGTATTCTTTGGTTTATTGCCTTGGTATATCGTATCTCGGCTTTGTCTTGTGTTTTCATAAAGACATATAAATTTACCTCTTCTTCTACCTCCTCCCCTATCTCTTGTGCTATGCCTGCCAAGACATATTTTTTTCTCATTATCCTATTTACAACATTCTTAAGAGTATTTGTCGCTAGTAGTAAGTATAATTTTTCAGGCTCATCTTCATACAGCTTAATATATTTCTGTAATAAATCTAGGTACTTAGGTCTTACTCCTCGTTTCTTTTTCGCAAGCCCTTCTATACTCGCTTGTATATTAGTGACAAAATTATTTATTAGATAATTCATAATGTTTCGCCCTGTTTGTGTTTGTGCGTATTGTCCAGTTTGAACTGAATCCGCTAGATTTTTTTTCACTATGTTTTCAGCGTATTCTTTGAAATACTTTTCTAATGCAATTTGTTCTTCTAGTGTATTCATCTTTTTCTTTCTCCTTTTCCTTATCTGTAATGTATGTATGTATATCCTTGATGGACTGATTCCCCCTTCCCCATATACTGGACACATTAATTTTGGGTATAAAAATAGAGCATAGAGTTATACTACTAGTTGTTTGTACTTCCCTATGTTCTATTTTGTGTACTACTACTATTACTTATTAGTCAGCTAGGCACGAGACAACGACTAATACGAATAGGAAATAAATAAACATGAAAACACATTCAAGAACTTCTTTAATATCTTCTAGCATGCTTCTATTCCTTTCTATGCATAGTATTCAACAATTTCAGCACCACAAACTATATCATCAGCGAATGTTTTTACCATTAAATGTCCATTTTCCATATCATCATAAGGCGTGTATGTGCGTGCTATGTAATAATGACGCCCATAATTTGCTTCCACTTCTTTACGTGTTATTGAACGACAAACAATGCGTGAATATCTTCTATCCATTTCATGTTGTTCAACAAACATATCTCTTTCTTTCTTTGACTCAAAGGCAAATACATCCCCGGTTATTTTCCCATCACTTGCCCATGTCGTATGAATTCCATATGTGGAGTAATGAGCGTAATAAAATTTCATAAAAATCATCCTTTCTCATATATTTACTTATCTACTTTGCCCAATAAAGAACCTTTTGATACCCCGTTCTATAGTCAGTGACAAGATACCCGCCACCTTTAACAATACTTTTCACAACTCGAAATTTACGACCATATATTTTTGCTACTTCTTTACGTGTTATTTCCCACATGTTTATTTTTGTATATTTATCTTGATGTTGTAATGGGTAACTCTTGATAGCTTCTTTTCTTGCATGTACAGAATGGAATGCTTGTATAATGTGCAAGTCCTCCCCACCTTTAAATTTTCCACCTTTGAATTCCTCATGATAGAATGCATAATACCATTTCATCTGTGCCGTTCCTCCTATAACACCTTATGTTTTTATTACTGGATAGACATATGGAAGACATAGTAACAACTATTCCATATGTCTATCCCTATACTATTAATCTTCTTCTTCTAAAATTTCCGATAAATCCCCCAATTCATTATCATAATTTGCATAGTTATCATCAGTGGTGAGCCATTCAGCTAATTCTTCTAAATCTATTGGACAATTAGCGTCCTTAAAGTCGTTGAATGATTCGTAGTTACCGTAGCCGTTGATTGTAAAGTAATCATCATCAATATCAAAATCACCGTATTGAATTCTTAGAATTGTACTAAATAATGATTGGTTGAGCATTTCCAAAGCGCTTTCCGACATTCCGTATATTTCTCTATCACTATTTTCGCTTATTTCCTTCTCATTCCACAAGTATGCAAGAGTATCAAAATCTAAATCTTCTAACTGTTCCATAATCATTTCTTTGATTTCTTCATAGCTTCTTGTTGTCATAATAATCACTTCTCCTTGTAAAATTGGTTGGCTTGTCATCATCAGTAGCAAGAGAGCCACTCTTACTAGACAAGAAGGAAAGTATATATCCCTCTTGTTTCGACTTACACTATATTGCGGAATTCAAGGTGATTCGTCCATCTTCATAAATGGTTATACGACCCTCAATAGCAATTTCAATTAGAGCACGAGCAAGAAGTTCATCATCATAACCAATTTCATCTAAATGCCAACTTATTTCTCCCGTTTCCATATTCAAATATCCCTGTGGTGTTGCTTTAAATTCTTCTTTTTGGCATACCCAATTAGTTAATTTAATTAAACTTCTTTCAGTCATCCATAGTAATACGGTATTTTCCAACCATTCATATTGGTCATCAATCATAGGATTAAAGCATTTAATTTTTCGAGTTGGTTTTACTTCCATTATCACTTTAGGTACTTTTTTAATAACCTGTTGTAATGTTTCCATAATAATCATGTCTCCTTTGTCGATACATCCTATCGGTTGTGTTAAATGGTAATAAATATGTAGCAACCGTTTGGCTGTCTACATTGGTATCATATCACATCCTATTGGTTGTTGTCAAGAGATTTTATTTTTTTTTTCGTCTCTTTTAATATCCAAATGTATATGATATAATAAGTATGTAGCAACCGTTTGGCTGTCTACATTGGTATCATATCACATCCTATTGGTTGTTGTCAAGAGATTTAGGAGGTTAATTTATGAGTATTAACAAAAAAATTAAAGAATTACGAGAAGAAAGGGAAAAGACGCAAAAAGAAGTTGCGGACGCTTTGGGCATTAAAGAGCAAGTATATCAAAGATATGAGTACGGCACAAGAGAGCCAAAAATCGACATTGTGCGAAAACTCGCAAGATATTATAGTATATCTACAGATGAAATTCTAGAAATGACTAAATAAAGACAAAAAAAAAGGACATTATCTTTACAGAGTACTATAAAAGTATTCTAAAGATAATGCCCTTTAATTTTTGTGATATAATGTTGTATTATATATACATATATATGTCTATATCATGTATATACTATATGTAGTATATCCATAAAGTATAAACAGATTGTATTTTCCTTTATTACACAAAGGAATATCAAGTAATATCAAAATAGAATAATAGAATATTCCTACATAATTCCTGCATAAACGCTAAGATTGGTACTTAGTAGTACCCCAGTATTACCAAAAACAAATAGATATACCCAAGTAATAGCTAGTAATTTCAAGGCGTATCTAAGCCATTCCATATACTATACATAGGTAGGGTATATAAAAGATATAGACGTGATACCTAAGGTATTTCCTTAGGATATTTACACGGTTCCGTGTGTATCATATAGAATATAAAATGTTTTTTCATAAGGAATTGCCGTGGGGGTACCGGGGGTTTTCCTGAATTTTCTTTCAATTAAGTGGTATCTCACAATTTTTACCAATTTTGACACCCCCTATTTCCTATGATATTCTCTGGTATAAGGGGAATAAGAAACAAAAGGGAGAGGATACTATGAAATAATATGACAAAAAGAACAGCAGGAACTGGGTCTATTACAAGGACTCCCAGTGGAAAATTTAAGGGTACTATCAGAGTTACTATAGGGAACGAACAAAAAAGAATTTCAAAGACTTTCCCTACCCGTAAAGAAGTAGAGAAGTTTTTCCAAGAGGTAAGCCAGAGTAATATTAAGTACTACTCCCCTACTACCATTTCCGAATACTTTGAACATTTTATACAACTAAAGGAAGGTGTATATCGTGAGTCTACCTTGTATGGAATACGCATGTTTTATCGTAAGCATATACAAGGAAGTATTTTAGATAAGACAAAGTTTTACGCTTTAGATAGTACAGTAATTAATAGGTTTTTCCTAGGGTTGGCTTCCCATGGATATGCTACTTCTACCCTATCACGTTGGAGAAAAGAGTTTAAGAGTATACTAGAGATGGCTGTGTATGAAGGATACCTTGAAGATAATCCTATGAACAGCCCTAGAAGTATCAAGAAGATTAAGGGTAAGCCATCAAGAAATATAACAACTTTTACTTTAGAAGAAGTACAGAAGTTGTTGTCCTTTGATAATTTGTCTAGGATACCATTGGTATACCAAATGTATATTGTGATTGCATTCCTAACCGGAGGAAGACCACAAGAAATACTTGCGCTAACCAAAGAAGACATTCAAGTAGACAAAGTAACCTTTAACAAATCACTGGGTCTACGTGGAAAACTACAGAAGGATTGCCTAATGAAAACCCCATGGAGCAATCGTACTGTACCTATTCCTAAAATGTATGGGCAGTGGTTAGTAGAAAAGATAAAAAAAGCAGCACTCCCAGAGGATTCTTTATTTCATTCCTCTAAGAGTGCTTATGGATATTTAGATAGGGATAATGTAGGATGTAGATTCAAGAAGTATGTAAAGGATGTTCTTATAGAAAATCACCTTCAGCATCGCTTATATGATACTAGACATACCTATGCCACTTTACTCATTACTGTACTGAAAGTAGATGTAAAGACAGTAAGTAAGTTAATGGGACATAATAACATAGAGACTACCTTAAGATACTATACCCATCCCATGAGTAATAATGTCCCGTGTAACCTGGTGTTACCCGTTGGAGACAAAAGTGTCAAACAGGTGTCAAAAGTCTTTAGGTAACTAAAGGATTCCTTAGTTTACACTACGATGTCCCAATTTTTCTACGATAATGAAGAGCATCGGAATGAGGAATACACCCAAAATGGTTGCCATCGATGTACCGAATACGACGGCTATACCCATAGTAACACGGGAGATGAGGTATTAACACTGATGAAGTCTAAGGGTGGTAGTAGTAGAGGTGTCACATTTGAGGTGTCTACATATACCGAAAACTATGCATCCCGTTAGATATACTTTAGCATTCCAAAATACTTTGACACACTAAAGGACACCTAACCGAATACATAGGTATACTATAATACTTTAGTTTTCTTTTGTTTCTTTCCCCTTCCCCCATATAAAGGTCAAATTATACCTTAGGTATATATGGACATATTACTTTCACTAGTACTACCACTTCTTCTTCATTATGTTTCTTCTAGGGCTGCTATTATCCTGTATATCCCCATACATCATAGAAAATATACCTCTATCTTCATCCATCATCGCTTCTAACCATTCATCTACTTGTTCATCCATACCTGTCTGAGCATCTCTATCCATTACATCTAGCCAATAAGACACAGCCATCGTTAGGGCATCCAAACGGTCATCATGCGCCAAAGAACCTTTATCTCTACTTAAACGAGTCATTTGATACACTAATGAGTACTTCTGTCCTTTATCTTCATACACTCTGTAATCATCTTTTATAACAGACTCAGCGACAATCATTTTATGTCTCATCATCACAGGTTCCAAAGTATCAATAATACGAGCTTCTTTTTGCTGTGTGTTCTTCACCTCCTGAATGGCACATGGGTGAATCTTTGTCAGGATAGGTTTGAACAGTTGGGTAAACATACCATCTCCAAAGTTCGCTTCTACTACAATTTCATTCACACCATATACTTTAGATTTATTAGCTAATTGGGTAAGTACACTATCGGAATAACCTTCTGAGAATCCACCTACTTCTACTACAAAAAGATACCCATTCAAGTATTTTATAATAGCATATGCAGTTTCGTCTGTACCACGCCCAGAAGGGTCTATAGCCATTACAGTTCCTGTGTACTTAGCAGTTTCTTTACTTCTACTCAACTCACGGTGAAAATAATCTCCTTTAATAGCTACACAGGAAATCTGATTTAGTCTATATTCATATCCACTTGCCCATGCCCATTTTAGTGACGTTTCTTCCATATCCACTGTAGAGACAATCAAGTCTTGTACTTTCAGGGGGTATTTTTCATAGTCAGACAAATTGGTATTCAGTTTAAACTGTAAGGAAAACCCTGCCTTACCATATGATAACCTACGTTCCTCTATTTCTTGTTCTGGGAAACGTACAGGGTCTGTTGGTCTACCTGCATATAAAGAGGGATTTTTATCATAAGGAACAGCTATAAAAGGTGCTAATTTATCCCCGTAAAACTCCCGTTCTTCTGGAGATTCTGGGTATACGATAGGAAATATAAATGTGTTATACCCACGATTATCCAGTTCTTTATACAGTGACATTTCATTCTGAGGCGTCCCTAGATAAATAATTTTGCTTTCTTCACCAGGTTTAATGATAGCATCAAATTCTTTAACATCCTCAAACAATTTGTCTCTACGCACCTGTGTACTGGAGTTATTGGGAATTTCTACGTCATCTGCTATAAGTAAATCTGCACGTGAGCCTGTAATTTGTCCAGTAATCCCAACTGATTTAACAGAAGGAGAAATATCAGGAATAGCTAAGCCTACATCAAATAAATTTTGAGTATTCCGCTGACCATCTACAGGTTTTAGTTCAGACAAAAAGTCTAGTAAGTATATAATACGTCTAATAAATACTGCGTTCGCATCTGCTCTATCCTTACTAGCAGAAATAATTAAGCATTTTAACTGCGGATTGTTCCATAGCTTCCAGACAACATAGGCACATGTAATAAAAGATTTAGCTACCCCACGGAAGCCCTCAATAATAAATCGTTTGTCTGGACAATTCATCAGCAGAGTAGCAATAGCATACTGTATCTTTGTCGGTTCTGGTAAAGCAATTTCATCCCATAGAATAAAAAGAAATTTACGAAAGTCTTGTTTAGCTGATTCAATTTGCTCTGGTGTCCATTGTGTTAACAAATTCTACATCATCTCCTTCTGAAAAATCAGGAATTTCTTTTGTAATCTGTTTTACTAAAGGAGCAGAGGTTTGTGGAGTAGTTTTCAAATCATTATCTTTCAGGAACTGTCGAACCTTTGCTAAAAACTGTGGGTTTCGTTTCAATTCTTCATCACTCAATCCATCCAATAATGCATCCACTTCTAACTCTGCTATTTTGTCTAATAATTCAGGATTAATTTTCATACGATATGTAACACCATCCTTTCTCTATTCGTGTACCACTAATTAAACAGGGTTTTAAATTTAATAGGTATCTCAGGTATGTAATTATACCTAAAGATACCCAGAGAATCTCCAACCCTTGTTTAAGTACGGTATTTAGACAATTTTCACTAAATCTTTGTTCTTGTTAATGTATGACTCAGGTTTATAACCAAAGCGATAGGGAAATAAAGGGCAAGACACAGTAGTACAGGTTCGCACCTCTCCTTCTTGCCCACAAACGCAATCAAGACATTTTGCTCTAATTGCTTTTGTATATGATATTGTTTTTGGAACACGCATCAATACTTTCTTATTCGTACTCATTTTATTTACTGCACCCCCAAACTAACAGACTACCTGCAACAACCCATGCTAAATTACGTTGTCGTTCCATTGTCTTTTTTTCTCGAATCATCAAGTCCGTTTGCTCTTGCAATTCCGTCAAGTTCTGTTTGTAGCTTGTCAAGTAATTGTTGGCTTCCACTATAGAGTTCTTGGATTCGTTGAGCTGTGTCTGTAGCATCTTTATTTCTTTCTCCTGCTTCTTGTAGTTCTCGTTGAGTAGCTTCGTAGTTTGTCTCAAGCTGTTGAACTGTGCGACTGACATTGTTACTGTCTGTGCCTGCTGTGTTGTGTCGGGTGAGGCAAGTATAGTACCCTGCCCCATAACACAAAAGACACAAAAAAGCAAGAGCAAATATAATTTTCTTTTCCACATACATTTGCTCCCTTCTATTATTTTGCGAATACTTGATATAACAAGACAAAGATAAGAACCCATTCACACACCCGTAAGAACACCGCTCCCACTTTGTTAGTAGAGATGTCAGTAGCTTTATCCCAAGAAGCTTGCAACTTATCTAACTTACTGTTTACCTTATCTTCCATCTGATTCACTTTGTCTTCTAATTCTTGCCATTTGTTTTGTTCGTCCATGTTATCACGACTCCTTTCTAAAATTCATCATACCACTCGTTTAAATCCACTTCGACGCCCCCAATGTTTCCATGTGCATCATACTGCCAACCACTGCAGTGTTTATCAGGATAATTCTGTGCGAACTCATTGAAACCCCGATAATCAGCAATCCAGTAGGGCACATAATCCGCAAGCAGTTTTGGTCTGATAGAGTTGACCATGTAATCAGTGCATTTCAATGAGGACGTATAGATGCCTACTTTACTGTATCCCTGCCTATTGAGATAGCTGATAAATGCACTGCAAATTGCAGTAGTGTCTATCCCTTCCTCAAACATTTCGTCTGCTTCCACGTCGTACCATATGCCTAGTGGGGGCTCTTTTTCTTCCATATCAAGTGTCCCCAACAAGTAAATAACCTCATTGGCTTCTTGTCTTGCCATTTCTTTTGTCGTTGCATGTGAATAACAATAAAAGCCAAAAGGTAAATTATGTCGCTTGCATGCCCCTACAAAGTGCCACAAATTCTTTGTGTAAGACAATCCTTCACTGATTTTAATAATGACACCTTCTACGTCTGTTTTAGCAACGTCGTCAAAGTCAAGATTTTCTTGCCAGTCACTAATATCAATTACTAATTTCTCCATCTTATTTCATCACCTTCTTATCCTAAAATACTAAGTATAATAATTAAGGGTATTGTTGCTAAAAATAATGCTCCCGTGAGTATTGTTGCCCATAAGAACATCCATATTACACTTCCAATAAACATCATTTAATCACCTTGTCTAGTACTTCATTCACTTTATCTACTTTCTTTTCTTTTGCAATCTGTGCAAGACAATCACGAATGAATACAGGGATATACTGCCCATATCCTAGTTTGTCTATATTTTCAATGATACTTAAGGCTTCCACGATACTAAATGCACTTATAAACAATGTACGAATCATTGTTGTATGCATCGCTGTGTCTAACAGTACCCCAAGCCCCACAATGAGAAACATAGTTGCTTTTTTGAATAATCCTTTGGATGCAATAGAACTCATAAAAGCCTGCAGATGGAAGGAAGCCAAGACACCTGTTAAAATGTCAAGGCTTACCAAAATGCACAATGCATTTATCTGTGCATCTACACCCCCTACAAGAGTGTCAAAGCATAACCAAAGGATAGAAAAAAGGACACCTACTTTGATTTCAGTAGCTGTCCATAAGTTCCATATAGTATTTAACATACGCTTCATATCTATCCTTCCTTTAATCTCTTATTCTTCTACTGGTATCACAATCTGTCCTCTTGCCCAAAAACCAACAACATCTCCATTTCCACTATATTTACCAAATGAAAGAATAGAGGAACCTTGTTCTATGCATACTACTATATTCCCATCATCAAACTGAGTTAAAACAGACTGTGCCCCTAAAATCGAAAAAGTCTTCTTTTTTGCTTTGTATCCAATATCTAAAGTAGCTATCGATGCACCCCATCCAGTAGGATATTGTGACCCGTTTGGAAAGCCATCAAATGAAATAATGACAATATTTCCAACTTTTACACCAAAGATGTAGTCATTATTAATCGCTAAAGGAACAGGAATAAGGGATTGTTGTGCCACCTGTAATTCTTTCTTTAATTGTTGTATTTCTTTATACATATCTGTTATTGACCGTATTGCAAACGTTGCATTTCCATCTTGTATTTTCACTATATCATCACCCTCCATAACAAATATAATAGTTTACTGTATATGATTTAGGTTGTACTGTATCAGAGGAACCATAGATGGGATTGGAACGGGAGGCATCAAAATGCGTTTCAGTACCCACAGCAGTGGTGGCAACGTTCTGTCCTATTGAACGGTACCCAGAGGTTTTGTCGCCATAGAATGCTCCGTATAAACCCCAAAATAGCCCGGCATCCCCTGCAGAATCTCCTAGCATACCAGTAATATTCGGTAATCCTGCACCTTTGATTTGTCTAGCATTTGCTCCACCTTCAAGGAATCTCCCATCCTGTAAGTTAGGCACTTTGCCATCCGTGAATACTTTAGCGAGTTCCGTATATGCTTCATCAAATGCTCCACCATCTGCCATGATGAGATACTCATAATCCTTAGGACTCCCCACTTTTGGGATAATGTCGCCCACTTCATACTTACAACGTGTATCCCGTAATCTCCATGTACACGTCCCATCTGATACAGTAAATTTACTGAGAATTGTTATTGTTTTTTTTGTGGTCACTGTACTGAAATCTGGTTCCGTAGCCCCTGTTGTACCCGCTGTCGTACATTCGAGATATGCCCATGATGGTAAGTTAGGGCTGTATGCAATGTCACCTACGGAATACGTTTTGTTTCTTGCAAGGACATTTAGTCCTGCATAGAATGTATTTTTAGCACCATCTGACTTTGTTACTGTTACAAGGCTATTGCTTTCTGTTACATTAGACACAGGGTTTCCTATATTTCCTGCAACTTCTTCTGCATGACTTGCTGATTTAGCTGCATCAACTTCACTTGCTTTAGCATTAGTCTCTGAAGTCTTAGCATTCGTTTCTGAGGTATGTGCATTCGTGGCAGAGGTAG